CCCCGCCAGTGCCGCAAGTGATAATCCGGATACGGCGGTTATCATTGATAAAGCCGATACAATCTGTAATAAAGGCGCTACAACTAACAACGCCGCTCCCGTAATTAATAAAAATAGACCGGTTAATGTACCGGCAATAACAATTACGTTTTGTACTGGCGTTGGTAAATTTAATAACATCCCCAGAAAATTATCCAGTGCATCTACGACCACACCGACCGCTGGTGCTAGTGTTTCACCGATAACTAATCCTAGTGCCGCAAGTGAGGATTTAACGGATTCAATCCGACCCCATAACGTTTCGGACATCGCATCCGCAAATTGATCGGCAAATCCTGCGGCGTTTTCGAATTCGTGTGCCATTTCCCGCAAAGGATCGACGCCATCGTTCAATGCCGCTGTTAAGGCAGATGCGGCACGTGTACCGAATACGGTCGTCATAAATGCGCCCCGTTGCTCGTCGTCCATCGTACCCATCGCCGTTTCCACATCGCCCAGAATATCGAAGATATCCCGAAATTTACCGTTTGCATCGACAAGTGTGATACCATATTGCTCAAGCTCCGATTCTGCGGCGGCAGTTGGTGACATTAATCGCTGGAACATCATACGTAAAGACGTACCCGCCATTGATCCACGGATACCCGAATCCGCCATCGATGCCGTTAGTGCCGCAACCTGTTCGACTTCTGCCCCGAAACTGTTTGCGTTTGGTGCGGCGTATTTCATCGTTTCGCCCATTTCGTAAACATCCAATGCGGCGGACGCTGTCGTCAATGCCATAACATCGACATAGTGTTCCGCTTCCTCTACGTCTGCGCCGAATCCCTTCATTACGTTGGTTACAATATCCGCAACCGCATCGAAGTCCCCGGACATCGCAAGTGACCCGTTCGCTACTGTCTGTACCAGACTTTCGATTTCTTCTGCGGACTGACCTGTCATCGCCATGAACCGTGCGCCGTCCGCCATTTGTTGCGGTGTGAACGGCGTATCGGCGGCAACGTTTTGTACCTCGGCGGATAACGCTTCCATTTCTTCGGTCGTTCCGCCTGTCAAGTTTCCGACGACTGTCATAATTCGTTCATAATCAGCAAAAGATTTAACGCTTGCACCGGCAACCCCGGTAATTACACCGCCCGCCGCCGCCATATAACGTCCGACAGTTTGCGCCGATGTAGCTATGCTTTGTAATTGCGTTTGCGCATTTCCCATTGTTCCGGAAAACTGGTCAACCGCTTGTATAATAAAACTTACATTCTCGTTCAATTTGTCCCCCTCCTTTACCGTTATTAGGGAAAAAGAAAAACGACGGAATTACTTCCCCCGTCGCTGATTGTCCTTATTCTCTTTGTCTTGTACTTCGTAATACGCATTCCAATACATAATTTCTATACTGGATATACCTTCGTCGACATAATCGATGCGGATTTCCTTTTCCCCGATAAAGGATTGTAGCTTTTCGGGAACACGTATTTTATAGTACCGATTGCGTGTCCCCGTCAGCTCTCCGACTGTTGTATTCTTCCGATCCGCTAGGGCGTACATGTCCCGCAAATACGGATCGTTCTTTATTCGTTTTTTGCTTCGTCCACCGCTGAATCATCCAGTCCGGACAGTTCGAAAATCCGTTTTGCAACTTCCGTTACCGCTTTAAATGATTTGTCCGTTTCAAACTTCGCTAGATCGGTTTCTTTGAATACATATTCCCCATCTGGCGTTACTACCCCGTAAATAACCGCAAGGCAAGTCATACGGACAGGGTCTTCCCGATGNTTCATAACTTTCTTTAAATCGGCTCCCATAAGCGTNCGCACCGGAAGTTCGGCATCCCACGCCTTTACATACACCGTATCGTTACGCACATCATCGTTGGACATTACTTGTTCCCGTAGCGCCTTCACGTCAAATTGTTTAGTCATAATAAAAAACCCCCGAATTTTATTTTTTGTATTGTGTTCTCCCCGATTTTTAAAAAAGACAACAGCGACCGGCATTCGGGGAAAAGACCGGTCGTTTTACCTGTTGTCCAAACTTATAGATTATTCGCTACCTTCTTCCAGTTCGCCATCCCCACGGAAATCAATCGAAGTTTCGATTAGATCGTCGTAAGGCACGGATCGATCGACTTCCAACGAAGCCGTTCCGGTAAATGCCGGTGCGGTATCTTCTTCGTGATCGTAAAACTCGATGTCGACTTTTTCAGACATATATGCAAGCCAGAACGTATCCGCATCTAGGCAAGTTGCGTCACCTGACCAGTTAAGATGCCCGATTTCGTGCGTTTCCCACTTTTGACCTGCGGCAGTTGAATCTAACTCATTTGAGCTGATGCTGATAGACCAGTCCCGCAATTTGAAAAGTTCGACCGGCGTACCGTCTACGTCCATCGTTACTTTTGCAAATTGTCCCTTTTTTACTTGTGACATTTTTCATCCTCCTTTTTATGGGACACGTGTCCCGTTTTGATTGTCGATGACGATTTCCGTTTCGCACGTCAGGTAATTCCGATGATCGGCGGATTCCTCCGACGGATCATCCGATGGCATGCGTTCGCTGGACATTCCATCATCGACATAAAAAAAGCCGACCGGATTACCCGTGTCGACAGAAACTTTATATAAGGGGATGGCGTTATGTAATAACGAATCCCTTACGTGTGAGGTTAATTCTTGTAGATAATATTCGTCGTTCGTGAATATTTCGATCTGTATTAACGCTTTATAATAATACGTATGTCGTCCAGCCGATATAAAATCGACCAAATCCGACAGTGATCGTACTACAATAAACGGGCGATCAAACTCCGCACGATTTATTCCGGAATAAAACGATAGTACCGTCGCTGTTCCGACATCCGGATCAGTGCGCAAATGTTCACGGATCGAATACACAATGTCATTTACAGATAACGTTGCCATTTGCTTTACCTCCCCATTGTTCGGATTACTTTTCGGACTTCGTTTCGATATTCCGTACGTGCTTCCCATGCTGTCCGGCGCATATATCCGGCACGTGTCGCATGTTCATATTCTTGACGGCGGGCGTAATCCACTTGTGCGCCGATTTCACGAACCATCGTTTCNCGTCGTAAAACGGCGATGCTACCCCTTAAAATCCCGTGCAAATATGGCGCTCGTTCTTGCGCTTTGTTTATCGACCGTAAAGCGACATAGTCCGTCGCTTCCTCTAAACGGCTGATTAACGTTGTAGGATCGCCGACCCGTTTTATAACAGCGTCCACGCCAGTTACGGTAATTTTTATCGCACTGTTGCGGGGCATATTACCTCACCCGCCTTACTAGAAATTCGTACCGGTTCGGATGTCGACCAATACCACGGGGATCGATTGTAATAATCGTATATCGTATATTGTTTCGAACGACATATTTCAGCTCGTCCATATAATGTGCGATATCTTCGTCCACGTGAAATTTGACGAATCGATCCGTTGTTTCTACGTCGTACCCTTGATGTTGTAAACGATCCATATGTTTCGTTTGGGGTACACGCCAGATAACTTCGAATTCTCCGATACTTACTTCTTCGGTGTATGGCTGTCCAGTCACGGGATGTTTTCCGCTTTCATCTAGGATGATCGCTTCAACGGTTACGGTACGATTCCGCATAATGTCATGACGATTCCGGCGAATAAATTCGATATCCCATTTATCCAGCATCTTCGTCCAACTCCGGTATATTGACATCCATGCGTGTTAGCTCGACCAGCTCGGCGAATAAATCATGCACACGTTTTGGGGCGTCATCAGGAATGAACGGATAACCGTCGTCGTCTACGTCGATATATTCGTATACCTCGTCAAAGTGTCCGTTTTCATTATCGATTGTCGGCATTATTGTCCCCTCCTTCGTGTTAAATGACTTTCCGCAAGCTGTCCCAGTTCTTTCGCTAGGGGGCGTGCTTCGTCGCCCATTTCGTAATACTCCGCAAACCCTTCGGCAAATACTTCCGCATGATTAGAAAAACCGTATTCACTTAGGTTGTCTTTAAAATATTGCCGCTGGTTGCCGGATGTTTTTGCGGCGGACATTTCCCGTTTGTACACGTCCTTTAACGCCAGATCGAAATCACTGTTGTTGTCCATTCCCAACGTGTGATGTATGGCGTGTCCGAATTCATGCGTTACCGTGTGGGCGGCTTTATCCGTTGTTTGCCATCCCGCCTTGTGCATTCGTTTTTGATCGTCCGTAGCCCTCGCATGATCGCCCGCAAGACCCGGAGAAATCCCGATCGTCCGTGCTTGCCTTTTTGCGCCGTCATATCGCCATGATGGATTTTCCCGTCGAAAACTTCCCAGCGTACCCGCTGATGTTCTCGGCGTTTTAACAATTTTTAATCGGATGGCTTCCTTTGCTTGTGCGGTGATCTTTTCTTCGGTACGGTCTTCCGGTTTAAGATCACGGTACGCCCATTCCTTCGCCATCGCCATTCGCACATGCTCCCGGTTTATATACTGTATATCCCCAAACGCATACACGGAATTTTCGAAAACTTCCGGATATCGTTCGTGCAATACTTCCAGACGGAATGCCGTGTCTTTTGCGTAATCCAGATCGAACTTTTTCAGATTGATATCTTGCGTTCCCTTAATATCGTTTTGCAGTTTCTTTTGTATATCTGGGACATTGTCCATATCGTATATCTGCTTTAATCGGTTTTCTAGTGTTTCCCGATCTCGTTCGTCTTCAAACTCCGTTTCATCCAGCATATCTTCCCCATCGTCCAGTAACTCCCAGTATGACGGGTCTTTTACGACAAATTCCAATCGTGAAGTACAGTTCGGATGTGGATTATAAATTTCCGGATCGTCCGTTTTAAAAANNCCNTCGCCCTGTCCGTATCGATCTTCTTCCGATAGAATCGTACATTTATGATGCGGCTGATCGGCAATACCACGAATAATTTTCAAGTAATCGACCAGTGACGATTGCTCGGCAGTGTGTGCCTTTGTCGCACGATATGCCGTATTCATTTCCGTACGAATCAGTCGATCGATATTGTACTTGCTGTTGTCGTGTACCTGTCGAACATCCCGGCGAATACCTGACAGCGATTTTCCCTGTAGTATGCCGCCCCGGATAACTTTATCCAGTTGATGTTTTTGATCTCCGGCAAACCGCCAGACACGATCGGACAATATCAAACCATCTTCGCCGTATCGCTCGATAACGTATTTAAACGTATCGTCACTAATGCGATCGAAATGCATTCCCATCGTCGGCACTTGCGAATCTTTGAACGCCTTTTCCATGTTTTGCGCTGTATAGTTGGTTGTACGTCGGACGCTTTCTTCGGTTGTTTCCAGCAAGTTTTCGCCCATCCGCTGTTCGATATCATCCAAACTGTCGATGATTGCTTGCGCACGTTGTCGTTTTACTTTACCATCTTCGCCGCTGTTCTGAACAATTATGTCCGTTAGCTGGGCGGTAATTCGTTCGACTTCGTCCATCGCAAATTCCACCTGACGATCGGTCAATGCATCGAAACCCGTTGCGGAATCTCCTACTAGTTGATTTAATCGGTCTGCTCGTTCTTGTGGGGTCATCGCTTATCACTTCCTATCCAGACGCTTTCCCGCCCGATAGTTAGACGATCCCGTACGCAATGCACGTTCCCGCCTATATTCCTGCGATAAGGCGTTTGCCATTCGTTGCCATTGTTCGGAAACTTCCATCTTGTCGACAACTTCGTCGCCGTCTTGATACCGATAAAAATGTCCGGTACGTAAGGCGATCTGTTGTGCGCCGATGGATTGTCCACGCATGATAACTAGATATTCTTCGTCACGTGGTAAAAACTTCGGGTCGGCATCCCGGACGCCGTGCCGTGACAATGCTTCGAATATCCAGTCTTCGCAATCTCCGATATCGACGTTCGGCACTTCTTTAAACTGCTTCAATAATCGCTCGGATAAATCTTGCATCGTTGCCATTTATGCCGCCCCCTCGGTTTTTAAATTAAACAGGCGGACGCTTGCCCGCCCGTTCATTATTCCACGTCGAATACATCAAAGTGCATGATTAGTTCCGGACGCTCAACCGCTGGGAATCCAGCCGCAACCGCACGCAAGATGGATTCGATCGGCTCCATTTTGTCGTACGCACTTAGGTTAATACCCGGCTGGAAATTGTTCTCGACGGTAATACCGACTAGGAACTGTCCCACGCCTTGACTTAGGAAGACGACACGGTTTTCCGGCATGAACTCATACGTCTTCATATCGTCAGAATCCAACGCTTTCACCGTAGCTTTTCGATCCGTTACGACGACAACTTGCGGCAGTCCGTAGCTGGATAGTACGTCTTGTACTTCCGACTGGGATGTGCGAAGTGCGCCGTCTGGTCGACCGGATTCGGCAACGATAAGCAAGTTTGTCTGCATACGTGCCATGATTTCCCGGCTGATAAGCATTTGTTCAGGCGCTTGACCCGTAGTGTCTTCGTAAATCTTCACGGCATGCAATAGATCGCCGATAACATCCCTTTCCTCGTCGTCCCAGTCCGTTTGTTCGCTGGACAAATCCAGTTTGTGTTCCGCTGGTACTCCGAAGTCTACGTCGATATGTACGTTATTTTCGTGATAAATAAACGTACCTTTCGTAAGGGCTTCCATCTTGATAAGATCGATGCGGCGCTGGATCATTTCGACAAGGTCTAGCCCTTTCGTGATTAGTTGATCCACCATGTTCGCCTTTTCGTTGTTGTTTCGTGCTTCGTGAATTGATAGCAATTCTTCTTCCGTGACCACGTATTTGATACCCATTTTCGCAATTTCCCCATGCATACGGGCAACAGCGTCACGGTCTACGATCGGCGGTTCCGCACCGTAACCAATCATCGCACCAAGATGCGTTGACTTTTTGATAATATCGTATGCAAAAGTACGGGAATATGTTTCGGCGTTCGGTAAAAACTGATCGCCCAAACTAGGGACACGGGCTTCGACAGATTCGTCGACAAGTCCACGTAGCGTGTCTTTTTGGAATTCCCGAAGATGTGTAATTCCTGCCATTATATTTCACTCCTTGTTTTTAAAATTTGCCATAAAAAATACGCCCTATGGCGGGGGCGTTGTCGCTTGCTTTTCGATTAGATGTGCTTTACGTACCGGATGCGGTGCTTTGTATGTTCACGGAATGCGGCAGTTACGCTGGATGGTAATTTGTCCTCGTAAACGTCACCGTTTACAATCGCTTCACCGACGATGACATCGTCTTCGCCGTTTACGTCGACATCGTGATTTAAAATCAAAAAGTCGTCGTAACCCGATGGGACTTCGCCCGCATCGTCTGCGTACACCTCGTATTTGCCCGTTCCTTCGTTGCGCATAATAGCTGTTCCGACTGGTAAATGAACATCGCCGATTGCATCCGCATCAAGTGTTACTGCGTTGTTCACAAACTTGACGTGTTCGGACGCCAGAATGTTTTTACCTTCCCGGAATGGCTCCCGGTGCATCTTTAGTGTGTAACCCATTTTTGTTCCTCCTTTAATTTTATTGCGGTTTATACCGCTAAATTATTTTTTCTTTCCTCGTACACGCTCGAAAACAGATCGCCCGTAATCTTCGTCCGAATCCTTCGGCGGTTCCTGTCGTCGGTGATTCCCCGGCGACTTCGGATCATTTGGCGCATTCTTCGGCGGTACAATGTCCAGAAGTTCATCGACGGATTTCTTAATGTCGTCCGCTTCCTCTCCTTCTACCAGTGCGATTACCTTCCCGATTTGATCTTCACTGTAATTTGCCGCCCGTAATGCGTCGGCTTTTACGTTGTCGATCTTTTCTTGTTTTCGCTCATTTTTCAGACGTTCGATTTCGGCGTCCTTTTCTGCGACCAGCTTTTCGTATTCCCCTTTATCTTCCAACTCTTTCCGGCGTTTTTCGTCGTCAAGTTCTTTTTGTATAGCTTCACGGGCTTTCCGCTTCGCTTCCGCAACCAGCTTATTTACTTGCGCTTGCTGGTCTTCGGAAAATTCAACTTTCTTCTGCTTGCCGTCGTCCGGGTCGCCGTCCCCCTGTTTGTTGGAATCCGGGTCTTTGTTCTGATCGTCTGGATTATCGCCTTTCGGCGGTTCGTCGCCCTGACCTCCGTCATCTGCGAAATATTGTAATTCTAATGGTAGAAACGATTTAAACTTCTTATTTTCTAGCATCCAGATTTCCCCCTCTGTATAGGTAAATTTCCGGTCGTTTAATGTCAAATCCCGTTTGGGACAGCCCGTAGGACAAGCCGTTTAATATGTCGGCTCAACAAAAACAGTTCCAACAAATACCGTTGTTTGATCGCCATTGTCTTCGATGATTTGTGCTTGTTGCGTGTATGCTCCGAACAAATCCGATGTATCTCCGGTTTCGATGCGCACGATAAACATATCGCCCACTTTTTCGACCCCGTCCCCCAGCGTCTTAACTAGGGCGACTTTTCCTTTTTTGTGTAGAACCCATTCGATTCCGACAACGTTGTCCAGTTCCACCAGATCGCCGTTGTCGTCGATAACATCGAAATTCAATTCACGGGCATCCCCCGCATACAATGTCAGTTGCATTAATATCGCCCCCTTAATTCGCCGGTATGGGATGAATCGCTTTTCGTACCAGTGCGCCCGTTTGCTGATCGTGTACCAGTAATTCGTGTCGGCTTCTTCTTCCCGGATAATTGTTCGGAACCATAAGAACCGCTGAAGCTAAATTCTTTCTGAATTTGAGCCGATATCTTAATTCGTATAGGATGGATATCCCTGATTTGGATCGTTGCGATACTGGACGCATGCAAACTTGCAGAACCGATTGTAATCGATACAAATCCGATAAATCCATTTGCAGATAAACCGGCGTTGGACGCCATGTTTATTTCCGCTTTACGGTAAATCAACGGATCAATGTCGACCGTTCCGGATGCCTTAATCGATGCTGATCCGCTTAGTCCGTTTATCTTGAACGGCTCGACTGTCAACGATGCATTTACGTTTAAATGGATTTCCGCTAGTTGTCCGGTGTATGTAATCGCATCCACTAAGAACCCGGCTGAACCAGACAGAATCGTATTAACCGTAGCAACACGCTTTCCGTCGATAGATGCATCCGACAATCCCACCAAATCGGCAGAAGATAATCGGGACAACGTAGCAAACGAAGCCAAATCCGACAAGACAAATAAATCCGAAGATGTAAACCGATCCAGAATATAATTTATATCAAACAGCCCGACGGCTGATTTTGTAACCGATGCGGATCGCACAATTATCGGCTGGATAGCCATGCTTGATTGCGCTGATAAAAACGCTCCGGAATATCCGGCGACTATCGCATTAATGTCGAATATAGATGCGCTTGATAAATCTATTTCCGCAACACGAACCCGGCGTCCCAGCGATTCCATTAATCCGTGAACAATCGCATCAAAGGATGCCGATCGAATACGTTGATGATTAAATACGGCGTTCGTTGTTGCCGGTAAAGTTGATGCGGCGGATTTACTACGGACATACTCGGCGATTACTTGTGTCATGCCGATTAAATCGGCGTTTACATACGATGTTTTTAATCCGACAATATCCGTGCTGGATAATACGCTGAATATCGCCGATGCCAAAATGTCGCCCATTGCGCCGATCTGAATGTCGGTCATGCCGTAAAGCTCTGCCCCGGAATTCCGGATCGCTTGCACGGTCGCCAGTAAATCGACCAACGTCGACAAATCTATATCGGATAAACGATGCCGGATATAATCACCCGCAAAAATTGCGTGGACATCCATTTCCGCTTCCGCATACTTGCTTCGAACCATTAACGCATTCAAACTGGATACGCTGGACATCGATAGATCGATCGTCCGGGATCGTAATGCTTCCGTGTCTTTTTGTGCGCTGATGTTCTTTTCGGCGGTTCCGAATTGAATCCGGATGCCTGACGCAAGTATTCCGAAGGAAGTCGCAAGAACGCTGGTTCCTAAAGGCGATTTGATGGCGTCAGTTTGTGCGTTTGATCCTGCGGATAACTCCGCCGATCCGAATACATCCGTAATAATGGTATCTGATTCCGAAACAACCGTTAATGCGCTTTCTACGGACAAATTCGACTGCGCATTTCGTATAACGTTTGTAAGCGCATTTAAAGCCGTTTCTGACGATAATTCTGCTCCGGTATACGTTACCCTTATCGATGATATAATCGCTTCAGATTCGGCAAAAATGGAAGCTAAACCGAACTTTATTTTTTCTACGTCTGTAATTAACGTAGTTTCGGAACTTAGAACAGCTCCGCTTCGAAGCACCTTGTATCCGTCTGTCTGTACGTCCGAATCACCAGAAACATTTATATCTGCTAGACGGGATCGTGTGTGTTCCGCTGTTTTATCGGATACACCTACCATCGAAATTTCTGTGGATCGAACTCGTTCCGCCAGTGCCGCAACAGTTGATGCAGTCTGAAATTCTGATCCGGTAGTTTTTATTCGTTGTACGTCGATCGCTAAGTCCGATATAACCTGCGCATTAACAGTTCCGTACTGTTGTCGGATACTGGATGCGGTTATATGTGAATTAACGATTAAATCTGATTCGCTGATTTTAACGACTTTACTGTCAGAAGAAAACGTGGAAAATACAGATAAGCTGACATCGCCGGTAACTTCGTTTACTTCCGGTTCTAATCCGACGGATGTACCGTTTTCGTAGTTTTGGACGATTTCTTGCTCGGTCAAAGCACGATCGTATATCATGGCTGACTGTATTATTCCACTCCAATAATAGTTATCGTGTTCCACGCCCCATCGCCCAATAGAAAGCCGTTCCGGTGCAAGGTATATTGTCGGACTAGGCGTGTATTCTCCCGAAAACTGTCCGTTTTGATAAAAACGAAACGTTGTACCGTCGTATGTCATTGTTAGATGAATTAATTCGTCAAATATTAAATCTTCCGAAGGCTCGTACCATTCTTGTGAACCATTTACATTGATATACTCTAAGCCGTAACCATCTAGCCATCGATACAGTGTGCCGTTTTTAGGAACACGCCCGGAACTGCTGGACTGTTCAAGCATTGATATGAACCCGTGCAAGTTATTTCCGCCGCCATCGTTTAAACACCAGCCTGTGAACGTAAATTCTTCATTACTGCCGAACGGGTCTATGTTTTCGGTAGTAAGACAGTGATCGTCTACGCCGTCAAACTGAAAACCGTCTTCCGACCATATTGCACCATTAACCGTCAGATTATAATTTCCCTCGGTTTCTGGTGCGATGTTTTCCCATGTATTGCCGGATACCCCTTCGTTACTATTGTAATAGGCGACTAATCCGTTTTGCACTATTGCCATTACGCATCACCGACGATGTATACGTCTTGTGGAACGCAAGGAATGTTTTCCCCTGTTCCGTGATAACATTCGTGCCAGTCGATGCGTCCCGCTCCCAGTTCGTCGATCACCTGCTTTAATTCATCGTACACAACGTCTTTTTGTGATTCTGTTCGCAACGTAACTGTAAACGATGTTTCTATGCGGTGCGATCCTTGCGGGCGGTTTAACGCTATTTCAGCGATAATATAGAAGTCATATTCTTCTTTGAAATCTTCGAAAACGTCCGGCATCGGTTCGTCATATACACGAATAATCGTACCGGAAATAACGTACTGCATGCCGGACACCTCCTATTAATCGATTGTAATTGTCAGGTTATCCGCTGGAATACGAAACTGGTCGCTGGAATCGATTGCTTTTGAATCGTTTAATTCCCCATGATAAAGCAGGTTTCCGTCAGTTGCCGCATCATAAATCCCGATATGAGTAATCGTTCCCCAACTAGCCGATGCAACGTCAAAAACGACTTCCTCATCGTTGGATGTCGATCCACCGCTTGCGGCGTTGAATGTCACCGCTTGCCGATCGTAACCACCGCCAGAAACTTCGTCGCCTGTGTCGGCGTCTGTCGGATCAGTCGTAAACAATGCGACGTATACCGTGGATGGCGATGTAAAAGATGCCGTCCCCAGCGTGTGATCCAAAACGTTATTTTCAAGATAATTTGATAAAGCCGCCATTTTGTTTCCCTCCTATTTGGAATTTATAAATTTTGGTTGTTGTCATTTCCCGGATGGCGATCATATATGTCCATCCGCTCTTTTTGTTCCTGTTGTTTCTCGTTCCTTATTTCTGCCAGCTTACTATCGACATCCTCTGTCCCTAGTCGCTCGATTGCGCCCCGTGAACTTTCGAACCCTGCCAGAACTTCATCGGTCAATACTGCGACAAGTTCTTGTCGGTTATCTGGTAATGGTAAAACAAAGTTAATTTCGTGATCGTAATCGTCGCCGATGCCCCGCACCTTTGATCGATCATATTGAAAACCGCTGGTGCTGGTGCGTGCCTGTAGATATTTAATCGACTTTTCATGCAACTCCCGCAACCTTGCGTCCCATACGATCCAGTGTTCCTCCGTTTCTTGAATAATCGAATGGAACAGCACATGCAACGCTTCGCCGTTTAATCCCCCGAAGTTAAGTTCTTGCGGAACAATATTCGGTAGATTTGTTATGTCATGTAATGCGCTTTTAACTCGGCTGTATTGCTCGTCAAAGGCTTCGCCCCATCGGAACTGTGATTCGATCTTTTCAATTCGTGGGGATGAAACCCCTTCGATCATCGTCGCATTAACTTCGACCATCGATCCCGGTGCAATTTGCGTTTTCTCAATCGTTCCGACTGGCACGTTTAAAAACGCTGTAATCGGAAACATTTCGAATTTTAACCCATCGATGGCATCTTCGGACATTTGATTTAACACCGAAGTCAATTCCATCATATCTTCGATTTCCCCGTTTCGATGGCTGTCCGCTGTCAGCTCCGAAACTGGAACCATAACAACCGGTAGAAAATCGATGTTCATCGGCTCGGATTCTTGAATCGTATTGACGACGTTTAAATCCTGATCGTAAACTTTTTCTTCGATCCAGCACATACCGTTTTCATCTAACGAAAATAATTGAATCCGGATATTGTCCGGCATCCCTTCTTCGTGTGATGGCTGATGCGTGATAAATGCCGTACCGATCAAATCGTTAAAATCATCGTCGGAATATATCGGAACGACCTCGTTATCGGGTCGGAAAATCCATCGTAGCTTCCCAGTGCGGGGATTAAACAGAATTTTAATGGCAACGTTTCCGGCGATTAACCTGTCCCGTGCGCCCTTTAGTAACTGCTCCCGCATATTGTTTTCGTCCCATAACTGGTAAATCAAATCTTCGAAAAACTCTGCCCGCTGGTTCTCTGTTTCTTGCGCCGGGGATGGTTCATAATCCGGGGCGGACATTTCGACACGTTCGTCGATCTCTTTCGGTTTTACTGTGATGCCGTGCTTACCTCCGAACTGCCAGCGTGCTTTCCGCTGGATGAACGATTTAAAATAGTTCGTGGAATATCGTGTCGGATCGTAATCCAACCCGTCCGGGCGTGGTAAGTCTTCCGCACGAACCAGATTTCCAGTGTCCGGATGTTTATGCTGTTTGCCGTTGTAATAATCGTAATACCGCTGGATCGTCTGCATGCGTTGGAAATTTTCTTCCCCGCCGATCTGCCCGAAGCGTGCGAAAATCAATTCGTCCAGTTGTTGCGCAATAATTCCGCCCCGTTCGTGATAGCGATGTATTTTTCGTTTCATTTACTCACCCCCTAGCGTGTTCGCTTTCGTGATGTTCTGACGTTGACGTTAAATCCTTTGGCGACGGTGTATGCCATATGCAATGCGTCCGGTGCGTCGTCGTGGTTATGGTTCGGATATAGTTCGAACATTTCCAGCAACAGCCGATCATGCTTACGAAATCGGATCGTTGCGTTTTGAATGTCCGGCAACAATGATTCGATACGAAGCGCCTTTCGTGTACGCTGTTGAATCTGCTTCATGCGTGTGACTGCCGGATATCCCGCCCGCTGTAATGCTTGCGATAACTTATCGGCGAACCATTCTTGCGCTTGCTGGGATTCGACGGCGATGCCATCCGCTTGATATTGCATCGTTATCTCCACGGCTTTATCCAGTAATTTATCCGGATGCACCCTTTCGATAAATGTATCGACGACATAACAAACATCGTTTTCCGATTTACCCAGTACGATGATCGCACTATAGTCGCCCTTTTCTTTACCCATCGCAAAGTCAATTCCGATGTAATACGACAATTCCGGCGGCAGTTGATCCGGCGTGTAAAAGACGAAATCTTCCATCTTGAATACTTGCGCATCCTCGTCGATGGGATTCCCTAAGTATTCTTGATTAAAGGCGGTCGATCCGTCATCTTCCCGAATCTTCATTAAATCCAAATAGCTGAAATGCGCTTCCCATAATACTTTTGTTCCTTTTAGCATTTCCGCTTCGTTTTCTTCATAAAATTGTTGCGCCCGTTCTGCGGAATCGCTGGCGTCTTCCTGTCTGATGCTTCGCCATTGCTCCCACAAATCTTGTCGTTGTGACCATTCCAGAATCGCCGGGAATTTTCGTGATTCGAAGTCTTTACGCTCGTTTGTGACATAAGCCAGTAAAGAATCGTAATGCACGATCGTTCCCATGTATATACACATTCCGCCCCGTGATAATGCCGGAAGCATTTCGGTTCGGAACCATTCTTTGTTTTTGGCACGTAGTTCGGGCGTGTTCGTATTGTCCTTGTCTTCCAGATCGTCCAGCAAGAATAAATCCGGACGTGTTTCCAAATGACGTAAACCCCGCATCTGTGTTTGTACGCCTTTCGCTTCCACTTTCGTTCCGGACTTCGTGACAAATTCGTGCTGATTGTCGACTTCGTTCATCGCCTTTCGGTGATGCAGTAATTCTCCGAAGTCATCCCGCAATTTATCATTGTACTTTAGCTGGAACGTCGCCCATTGAATAAAGTCGCCCGCAACGTCGGTCGTTGCCGATACCAGAACGATATATTTTTTCAATCGGTACACGATCTGGTGCGCCAAATAGCCGTTACTGAGATACGCCGTTTTTGCGTGACCTCGTCCGACTACCCACGATACTTTTTTATCGGTTTCTCCACGGGTAACGTTATTCAACAGCCCGGATAATTCCCGGTGAAAATCGGCGGCATCTTCCATCGTAACCCCGGCGGGAATCAAGTTACTCGGATTACCCGGATTACGGTCTTCGGAAAAATACTCGTACATAAAGTACAGAAAGTCGTACTCCCCACGATGAATCCGCCGCATACGGTCTAAATCGTCCAGATCATTTTCCAGCGCATGCAATTCGTGTTCTTGTATATCGCCGGTCTGCATTAGTTGCCGATATATGTCGACGTTATCTTCCAGCATGGCGATCGTCTGCTTGCGCTCGTCATATTCCAGCCAGCGACCTTGATACATCGCCATAATGGTTCACCGTCCTAGTTTTTGTCCTTGTCGATACCCAGTTCCCGCAACCTTTCTTCCAAACGCTTTCGGCGATCTTCCGGGGATTCCGTGGAATCGGTNTACTCGACTTCTTGTTTATCAACCAGCTTGCCCGCCTGTTTAAGATACAGTTCGATTCCTTTGACGGAACCGTTCCGGATGCTGTCGATTAACTTCTTGTAGACAAACGCCATTTTTCCGTCGATGTACCTTTGCGCTAAATCTTGATAGTATGCGATAAAGTTTTCATCTTGCGTTTCCCATCGATATAATGTCATGCGTGTGACGCCGACTTCTTCGGCGATCTGCTCTTTCGTTTTACGTGTCCGCACATTTTCGAACTCGTTTTCGACTAATAATTCAGCCGCCAGCCTTTGCGCCGGTCGTAATTGCGATTCATCGTACTTTTTGCGCATCATATTCCCCCCTTTAATCGCTTATGGTTGCGAATTTTATTTGCGTAATTACTTATTAATGAAGACCATTTGTTTTTTGTATTTGAAAATACAAAAAACCGTTAATGACGTCATTAACGGCGCTCTTTAATATCTTTTTATTTACGCATCCTTTATCGATTATTGTTTGCGATTTTTCTTATCGTTTTTATATCGATGATTCAGTCGTTTAAGTTATCCATAATACAGGGCAAGTTGCAAAACGTTACACAACCAGACCAAAGAACGATTTATTGTAATATACTATAGTTCGATATAACTGTTTTTTATTCGTTCAAGCCTTTCTGCATCATCTGTACCAGTTCATTGTTCCTTTCGTCCGCAAAAATCGTCGTGACAACAGCCGTCACACGGTCGATAAATTCTTCGTCGTGATCTTTATCGGTATGATATCCCGCTTCGAATAAAACGGCGTGAACGGCTTCGTGGATTAACGTTTGCACGGATCGCCCCGGATTCAATTCTTTACTTACACGAATTTTCTGCTGATCGTACAAACACATTCCCATCGTTTCATTATCGACCAGCCCTTCGGTAAATTCGATTTTATATTTAATTCCCGCAATATACAGGTACGCCATTCCGTTTTCCCCCTTTAGGCTGGTTCCAAATATTCTGATACGACGATTTGGACAAGCGACTGTCCTTCGGCAATCCCTGCCACAACATACCCGACGATTTCGTTTTCCTGCTCGGCTTCCGACATTACGATCCCAGTCGATCCCACATCAAGAAAATGACGATTCCCACCGTTTTCGAAGTCGTTGCCGATGATACGTACTTTATCACCTTGTTTAAACATTACGATTCCCCTCCCGTTAATTGATCTTTCGCAAATCTTTCGAACTGATAATCTGGAACGAAGTGCGCCCGGTTTTTTCGCTGATATATTCAACCGTCACCGATGGAACTATCCCATAGTGGACAGATGAAACCGCCCCGATCGTTCCAATGGGCGCATAATGCGAAAATCCGGCAGTGTTCCCGATAACTTTGACTTTATCGCCGACTTTGAATCGTTTGCGTTTACTCGTCAGCATTTTTATAAATTTATCCCACATCGGTTTCCCCTCCTATTGCGGCAGATGTTCCGGCTGGAAATGCAGATCGGCAACCAGCGTTTGTACTACTAACTGTCCGTATTTATCGACGCCTGTTACCGAAAACAATCGGTCGTCCACTTCGTTTGCCCGCACAATGGTTCCGGTAGTTCCCGTTTGGATGCGGTGATAAGGCTCCGACGCATCGAAGCCCATACCGACCATTTCTTCCGGCATTTCATCGCTGATAATTCGCACCATTTCCCCGACATAATGTTGTCGTTCTGACATCGTTAATCCCTCCCGTTACCGTTCTAGCGCAAATCCGTCAAGTGATGTTCGGCATAAACGATCTGCGTAATTTGCGGCAATTCAACCGGACTTACCACCAGTTTTGTTATTTTATTCTGGTTATCGTATCCCAGAACGTCCCGGATTTCCACGACGGTTCCCGGCTTCAGGTGATGTACAATGCTGTCGGGTCTTCCCGGCATTGCTTGCGATGATACCAGCATTAATTGTCCCGGAATCCATTCGTATACAGGCGATTCCTGATCGGCTTCCTCGGAATCGGAATCGGAATCAGAAATCGCTTGCAAAACTTCTTCCGGCAGTGCTTGAATCTTTCCGTCGGACAGTCGTGCATACAAACCCACACTTGAGATTCCCATAAAATCTTCAATATATTTTACGATATCCCCGTCGCTGAACTGATGAACTGTGTCCATCATTGTCCCGGATTTAATTACTTTATATTTGCGCATTCTATTCGCCCTCCCCGATATACTCGACGTCCGTAGATTCCAGCGCTTGAATATGACTGGGATTATCCGATTTATGATACAAAGATAATCCCGGCGGTACTGGTAATCCCCTAATTGTCTGTATTTCTGGCATTTCGATCACGGTGTCCCCTTTGCTGAAACAGTGGTTACCTTCGATCCCGCTGGTGATTACTCGATATACTTTGCGCATTCTATTCGCCCTCCCCTAGCGGTTCAACATCGTTTTTATGCAGAAATTGCGGCATTCCTGTTTCGTCGCTGATTGCAAACATTCGCTCATCTTCCATCATGACCATTAGATCGTCCGGGCTAGTTGATGATTTGACGATTTCACCCGGTACGAAAAAATGCCGGTCGCATGCGCCTTTGATTCGGTATTTATATCGCATTTTATTCGTCCTCCCGATACTTGCGTAATTGTTCCGGCATTATCCATTGATAATATCCGTCTGATAAACGTTCCACGCCCCACGAATCGTCGTAATGATCGTGATGTCGTGTTTGCACGATGTCCCCTTCGGAAAATTCCGTCCAGATTGCGCCGTGCGGATTTGCGACGATATATTTACGTTCGGGGACAAATTCTTCCGGATCAACGCTATCTATTTCTTTTTCAATTTCTTCCAACCGCTCGATGACGCTGTCCAGTCGGTCATGAATATCCGCAAAGACTTTATATAATGGTTTTTCTTCGTTGTATTCTGGCATTTTATTCGTCCTCCCCCGGTGATAAAGATACATCGTCTACCGTTTGGATTTCCCCGGCGTCGCTGATGACGGTATAAACGTACATGCCCGGTGCGTCCGTAAATTCTACGAAGTCCCGATCCAAAACGACTACTGACGTTCCAATCGGCAGATAATGACGGATGGAATCTAATCCATTTCCGTTTCCACTGATAACTAGATGATGTCCCGGCTCGTATTTCGGCATTTTATTCGTCCTCCCCATATTTTTCGATCTCGTCATCTTCTAATATTTGCCGTAAACCCGTTTCTATTGACTGATACCACCTCCACGATGCATCCGATTCATTGCGTAAATAATCCATTTTAACGATCTCACCCCGGCGGAATGCATGTTCTCCGCTTTCTTTTATGACGATATATTTTTGTACCATCGTAATTCCTCCTATATTTTAATTAACGCAATAACATATAATCGCCAGTTTTTAATATCTGAACTGCGCCGTGTTCGTTTTTTGCGACTACATAACGCCTGTCTATTTGTTCCTTGATAATAACCTTCGCCCCTTTTCGAAAATAATGGTTGCTGTCGGGGTCAATATAAGCTGGATCGGTGACTATGATCGCAAATTGTGCGCTCATTTTTGCGCCCTCCTTTCGGTATTAATCTTCGATGATTTCGTATTCCCGCTCGTCTAATATCTGGTATAAGCCCGATGACGATTGCGCCAAAATTTGATTGTCCGGCAAACGCTCGATGACTTTTACGTAATCGCCGACAGCGAAGAAATGCGCCCCGTGCCGGATGACCACCGCTGTATCTGTGTACATATCATCGTCCTCCTTTCATATGTATAAACGAATGGGGGCGTCGTTGTTACCGTATTTTTTAAAAAAATCGGCGCACCTTGTACGTAAATATTCGATGAATCATATGCGGGATGGTATATCGTATAATGTGGGCGATGTGTGGGCGTTGTTTTG